CTCTTTTTTGTTAAGGTTGACATATTATATATTTTCTATTTCTATTCCTTTACCGTAATATTCTGGACCTTCTGTTTCTGGATTAGCAAAAGTATTTGCTTGCTGGCCATTCAAAGTCACATTCATATCACTAACTCTGTTAGAAGCTGTGGAGAAAACTTGTGTCTTTTTAGTTGATACTTTTGGAACTGGTTTCTTCTTACTAAGCTTGACTTTGAACTTAAAAGTAAGCGGATAACTTTCTTTTATAAAGTCATAGACTTTATCCTCTACCAAAACAACTTTTTCATTTGGGAAGATATAGTCTGTTCCCTCGTAGGAAACGACCATCTCTTTTGGTTCTATGTTCTTAATAGCTATCATAATAGTGTTGTACTTGTTGATGTAGAAGTAGAGCTTGAGCTTGTTGATGATGTAGATGTAGAAGTAGAACTAGTTGAAGTTGAGGAAGTAGATGTACTAGAACTTGTACTTGTACTGGTTGAAGTAGAAGTGGAGGTCATGGCTGCGTATTTCCAGGAGGAGTTCACATAAACATACAACCTACCAGTTGATGTGTCGAAGTATGTCCTGCCTTCATAGAGGTCATCCCCCGTTGGTGCGGATGTTTGTGTATCGACTTGAATGGACTGTGAGCGAAGCTCTGTAAAGTTTGTTGACATATTTTTATTTTAGACTTACATATAACCAGCCTCGGTGGTCTCTAAGACCAATGGCTTCGGAACCAGCAGTGTTGTCTACAAAAATTTCTCCAGAGGTTGGAGTAGGGGAAGTTGGAGCTGCAGCCTGCACTCTAACCTTCTTGGTCTTTCCTGTGTGTATTTCTAAATGTGTAGGGTTTGCCATATTTTAATTATTAAGTTGTTGATGTAGATGAACTTGAGCTACTAGTACTTGAGGTTGAAGTCGAGGAGCTTGAGCTACTTGTACTTGAAGTTGAGCTAGATGAGCTTGAGCTACTAGTACTTGAAGTTGAACTAGATGAACTTGAGCTACTAGTACTTGAAGTTGAAGTTGAGGAAGTTGAACTAGATGAGCTAGTACTTGAAGTAGAACTTGAAGAGGATGAAGAACTTGAAGAAGAACTAGATGTGCTTGAAGTTGAAGTTGAGGTTGAAGTTGCTATGATTGTTGCCCAGAACATTGTTCCATCGTAAATATACAACCTTCCATTCGTTTGGTCGAAATACCAGTCACCAGCGATAGGTGTTGGGTATGTCGGTTCTATCTGCCTAACTCTCACGAGATGGACCGAACCGCCTACTTGTCCTGAAAAATTTGTTAGTCCCATTGATATTATTTTATGTTTATATAAACTGCTTGTCAACTTTTAATAAGTCTTTTTCGGTGGGCTCGCTTGAAAATCTTTCCCTAAATCAATACTTTAAGTAGGATTTTCAAGTGATGAGCTTCTGTTTCTAGGCTACCACCGTTGCCCTGTTCCCAGTATGTTCTTGCTACTCTTTATGAGGAGTAAGCAGAACCATCACCTTTTGAACCATAAAAACCACGCCAGTCGCTCCAGCCACGGGATGCTCGCATTCTTACTTTGAAGAGTGCCATACCTGTGTCAAATGAGCTATCTTGCTTGAACTCTGGACGAATTCGCCAGAACCAATTAAGCTGGTGGACACTTGAGTCAATTAAGAACCAAGCGGTTGACGAAGTCAACCAGTCCCAGGAGATAACATCTACGATACCACGATAGTAGTTGTAGTCATTATCAGCTGTTCCAGACCTTAAAGTAGACTGTGTGAGTATTTGAGCGGTTTTCTCTAATGCAGGGGGAACGATGAGTTTAGATGCTTTCACACCTATCTTCATGCCCTTGTCATCGAGTTGTCCTCTCATAGCTAACAGTGCAGTGTTTAAATTAGTTTCAGTAAGGGTTACACCCGTACTTGAAGCGTTGGACTGTGCAGTCCCGCCATCGGCTCTTGGATGGGCAGTCGAGCAAAGATATTTTGCGTCGCCACCTGTCCCTGAGGAAAAGGCATTATTTAAAACTTGTGCTGCTAGGTACTCGGAAGTCCTTCTTGCAGACCTGGCTAGTGCTTTAGGTTTTTTATTAATGATGTTGTATCTGTCATCTTCCACCAACTCTTCGGAGACCTTGAAACCCTTAGTGTATTTCAAATGGACGTACGAAACGTCATACATCTGAATTGGGTCTTCATAGGAAATAGGTCCACCTTCTGCAGTTTGCGTTAACAAACTGAAACCAGTGATGCTGCTATCTCTCTCAACGTCTACAGAAGAATCCATAACATGGAAAATAGAACTATAAACTTCAGGTATATCCTTGAACTCGTCGTCGAAAAGTTTTCTAAGACCAGGTTCTAGAAGGTCACCGAAATTTGCTCTGTATGCTGCCATAAGTTACTTCTTTCTAGATTGTTACGTCGTTGAGTAGTTGACTCCTACCGATTCTGAATAGTCCTTGGTCTGTGACCGCTGAACCGTCTAAATCTGTAGTTACTAACTCTATAAGCTGCCAGTCTTGAGTACCTACTGACCAGGCCCCGCCTGTTCCAGTTGTACCGTCCATGCCCGTATTGGTATTAACTACCCCTGCGAACCATGTACCGACTTCTGCTTGTGTTAGTGCGTCTGCATTGGTTGCTTGGAAAAGAGCGTCGTTATCCGTGATAACTACACCAGTCACTTTTTGACTAGTGGCATTTGCCGCACCCGCAGTGAAAGTGTCATCTCCAGAAATGGTGCCACCATGGGCCTCATTAGTTTTGAAAACGTTCTCACCTTTTTCGGTTACGATGCCTACTATAATTCCTAGCTGAGCCGCATCAGCTGCACAAGGGGCTAAATACCCACTTGAGAACTTGACGGACTCTCCAACTGCTACTACTGCATCATTGGCTAATATTACTTCAATAGTTGCTGGCTTCTGACCTGGCTTGAGGTGTCGCACGTAGCGAAACCCATAAGCGGTACTTTTTGCCATAATAAACTTTCTATTGCATCAGCCTTCACACTTTGTCAGCGTATTTTACCTTCGAGGTATTGCTCTCTAGATAGACCCATCTTCTCTGCTGTTTCGGCTTCGTCAGGGGTCAAAGCGGCTTCTTTTTTCCCGTCTTTAGACGGAATACTTGAAATGCTTGCCCTGTCAACCTCATCGTCTGCAGCTGAGTCAGCTGGCTTGGACTTATACTTTGATATTATATAAGAATTCTCAAGAGTGTTTCCTAATTTGCGTAAGTCAACGCCATTAAGATTCGTACCTGTGAGTTCGAATAAAGCGTCACCAATTTTTTGGCGTAAAATTCGTCGCTCTTCAGGTTCCATTTTATCGATGCCATGTTTCTCTTCGAATTTAGATAATACTAAATCTGAAGCAACTTGTCGCACATCACTCTGTGAATTATCCTTTGAGGCTTTTTTCTTATTGGCTGGTGTTTTTTTAGGTGAATTATCAGCTGAAAGTTTTTCTTCTAGCTGTTTAAAAAGTACTGGGTCATTTTGTATAGCTTCTAGTATCGGTGTGACTGTTGTCATCATCTCTCTAGCTTGCTTGACTTCTGTACTCTGTTCACCGTATTTTGTTTCCAGCTCTTTATAAGCTTTAGCAACTTCGGTCGGGCTGGTAAATTTTCCATCGACTACCTTTGCCCATTCTTGGTCTACCGTCTCCGTATTGTTGGACTTGTCCTCCTTGGGAGATGCTGGAGGGGTCGTTACTTTCTTTTCTTCGTCTTTCATAGTGTCTTTCGGGTTCACCTCCTTTCGGGGTGAAGTATCCTCTAGGTAATTGGACTACTTCTTGCCATCAGTATATCAAATTGTGTCAAATCGTTCAAATATTATTGCTCCTGAGACCTTAACTCGGGAGGAGCAGCAAACCAAGCCTTCCAACCTTGTTCGTCATAAATAATTTTTGCCATCCTTATATTCTTCATAGGGTCATACATATCTTCATAAGACTTAATCCCAGCTTCTTTAAGTAACTCTGGCTTTCTGTCCTGAAAATCGTAAAATGTAGCATTGTTAATCCTGAACAACCCTCGGTCTTCTGATTTTTCCGTCCCACCTTGAGGATTAACAACATACTTAGGAATTTTGTCTCCTGCTTTATCTAGTTTATATCTAGTCCCTTTTTCACCATTTGGTTTTGTGTGTTCCTCGGTCTGGTAATTGTAGTCATCCCATCCCTTACCAGTAATAAAATCAGGATTTTCGCCCCTATTCGAGCCCCTTTCTGCCTCTCCAGGAATATCTGTCCTCATCGTTTCGTGATGAAGACTTTGTGCTGCTTCAGTAGCTATCCCAGAAGAATCCAACTCTTCCATTAACATTTGTTTCATCTCATCTGGTATTTCATAGTTTGGAGTATCTGATGTTACTGGAACATTATGCTGGTATTGATTTGCTGGTTCAGATTGTGGTTTTTGAGGAGTAGGTTCTTGACTTGGAGCTTGAGTAGGGGAGTACTGTTGTTGTGTTGTTGGAGGTCTTGTAGCATCTTCCCTACCTTTTATGTCAGAAAACATACCCTTTATTTTTGCCAATATTTCATCTATCCTGCCAGGAGTATCTTCTATGGTTGGTTCTCCACCATCTTTACCATAAGTGTATGACCTCCCACCAAAAAAATTGTCAAAAATTCCCATTAATCCTCCTTATTTTTAGCTGCTTCAGTAAAGGTATTCCTTATCTTTCTCATCTGAAATATTCTACCTTCTAGTCCAGCTTTCTTACGGGATAGTTCTGGGTCAGAAGACCTTATTTTAAAAGACATAACAATGATGTTCTTCTCTTCAATTTCTAGTAAGCGTAGGAAAGCTTTAAACTCTGGTCTTGAAGCCAAAGTGGCTAACGCTTCACTGTAAGCTAAAGAGTACTTTGGTTTTTTTTGTTTCATATCTTCCTACCTCCACCTATTCCTGCATTGGCACCTGGCATTCCACTTGGTACATCTCCACCGCCTTCTATCCTGTCAGGAACTACTTCACCCATTCCTGGAGCTTGTGGTGGAGGAACTTGACCTGCTGGGACTCCTGGCATTCCAGGAACATTAGAACCTCCCATTTGACCACCTAAACCACTCTGTTTCCTAGACATCTGAGCCGCAATTTCACCCATAGCATGGTTAGTAAAGTTTTGAAGTATCTTCTCGTCTTCAGCTGGAACATCTTTCCTGAACTTATCACTGTTCATATAGTCTATGTGAATTTGTGTATGAACTGTAGAAGCATAAGCCGTTGGGGCAATTTCATTACCCTTCAACATCTCGTCATTCTCAACACTAGCTAGGTCAACCATCTGAGAAATTTGTGCACCGTCTGGTTCTTCTTCTCCCTCTTTCTTCAACCTGAAGTCATCGGCAGATAAGTCTCTAGTTTCTAGTAAGTATTCCGCTAACTTCCATGGGTCAATGGATGGGTTCTTAATAAGCCTGTCATACATCTCGTCAGCCTTTTGCTGTTCTAGTGGCTTACTGATAGCTATATCACTGCTTGCCTTGTATCGAATGTCAAAACTCCCTGCGGATGGTAGGAAGAACTTAGGGTCTGCCTCAAAGAAGGTAACTCCTTTATGTGGAAGAACTGATGGTTGCTGTGTCTTTTGGTCAATCTCAACCCTCTGGTCTTCTAGTCTGATATTTCTAAACTTCTTCTCGTATTTCTTACCGCCAGACAAAATCAAACGCCCCTCGGCCTTGACTCTATCAACCATAGCCTGACCAGCAATTTCCTTTAGTTTTGGCTGTTTGTAGAACTGCATGATGTTGGCAACTCTTAGTCTGCCTATATCAACCAGGGTGTCGTTCTTGATATGCCACATTTTCATGTTAAGCCTCTTTAGAGTAGCTTCCTTTAAGATAGCTGCTTCTGTGGCAGTACCAGCTGTTGAAACGGAGGTTTGCCTCTCATCCATACCTGTTGCCCGTACCTTGTCGTCGTTTAGCATATCTAGGGTCTTAAAGACCGAACCAGGAATGTCTGAGTACTCTGGGAACTTAATCTGGTCAACATCTCCAACAGGGATAACCCTGTGTGGTGCTGCCATCGCATCTTCGTCCTCTAGTGTGAGTGTGTCGGAAGTAAGGATAGGCTTATCAATATCTAGATGGTTCCTATCTATAATCATTCTTCTGAGGGTGTTCTCTTCTTCCTGTAGACTTTCTAGGATGTCAGCCTCTCCCTTACCGTAGAACTGGAATGGCTTGTAAACGTCGATGGCTCTAACAAAGGGAAGTTGTTTATGCTTGTATGGGTTTGGTTCATTCCTAACAACTACGTCATTAGCCACAACCACAAACTTATCATCTGGTTTATTCCAGTACCATAGAACTTCTACTTCTCTAGAGTGGTCCATCCTTGATGGAGCCTTATAAAACTCGTAGTAACTTGTGTCTCCGCCTGGTTTAACATACTGGGCATTTCCATTAGGGTCCCATACCTTACCTTTGAAGAAGGTTCTGAAGTCGTCGTAGTCCATGACGTTTCTCCATGCGGCATCTTTTGCCCCACGAGGACCTGTGAAGCCTTGAGCTCTCTCATCTACATAGAAGTCTTCTAGTTTAATTGGTTGGAGATATGCGTCACTAAATTCAAGAACCTCTTTCTTCTTACCGTTAGCCAAAGTTATGTTTCTAGGTTCTTTCCAGAAGTACTCCATTCCTATACCAGTTCCATAAATAAGAGCATCCTTGATTATCTGAAATAAGGCTACATTACTCTTTGAAACTTCCCATGTATAAGACAGGATAGCATTCATTACCTGTGCCTTAGCCTCATCCTCTTCTCCACGTCCAACTACCCAAGGCATTAAGTCTTGATGAACTATCTCAGAAAGTTGAGCTTCAATAATGGACAGTGTCATTGGAACATAAATATCACTCTTCCAGTCTCCTGCACTTTTCTTTCCCCTATCTGCTTCCCATTGTTTTATGTTTCTTTCCCATTTGTCTTCCTCGTCAGAACGAGCATCTGCCATGTCCTTCTTCCTGTCATAAGTATGTTTTAAGACCTCATACTCTCCGTCACTAGGAATATACATCTTTCTGATACTTGGCTCTTTTCTGTTTGATTTTATTGTTGTTGCCATATTAGTATAAATATTTTACTGGTCGTTTATCTTCAGGGTCACTAAATCTTGGTTGCTTGCTCCTAGTTGGAAAACATATCTGTAGTCCGTAGGCTAAAGCATCGACTATGTCATCGTGTTTTCCTTTTGGAAAACGCATTAACTCTTCTTCTAACTGGCCCCTGTGAGGACATTGTTGTAGATGATATATGCCTCCATTTGCGTAACGAGGCACAAGTCCTTCAATTCTTTCCTCTTTAGACCTGTCTGCCTTTAATTCTACAATAGGTAAGAAAACATTTCTACGTCTCATCTCGTCAATGATGGAATATTGCAGACTTTTTTGATAAGCCGTCATCTCAATTCCTATCTTTCTCGGCTTATACTGTTCCCAGTTAGCAAAGATAAAGTCTAGTATCTCGTTAGGCAACATCTTGCCCAAGATGATGTTCACCACGAACCAGTTGTTCCACTGGTCTACCCCCACAGTAACGATAGCCGTGTTGTCAGAACTCTTGAGCTGTCCGATAGCAGGGTCTACCATGGTGAAGTAGTTCATGTCCCTAATCCTCAACTCATCCTCTAAGATGTGTTTCATCCACTCTGTCTTGAACTTAGCATCCTCCTGGGGTACAGGGTCATTCATGTACTGACTATTCGAACTGCCAAATCCCCAAGCAACATAGTTTCCTGTCTCAGTTTCAAGGGCATACACGTCTCTTACCTTTTCCTTTTCCATTGAAACAATTTCATCAACTTCACGACAGAACCTACTTCCGTACATACTTTTAAGAATTTGATATGACTTAGCAGGTTTTCCTATTCTGAGTATTTTTTCCCTTTCTTCTGCTCCACCATTAAGCCACAAATACTTATCCTTACTCGTATATGGAACACCAAGTCTGTCAAAAGTATCTCTTATCTCTTTCCAGACGACAGGATTAGCCTTATCATCCTGATGAATGAAAATTGAGTTTCCGCTTTTACAACCTCCATCTCCGTCTATCATTCCAGCAAGGTACCGATAATCAGATATCTCTTCTGGTGAATAAACCTCGTCAACACTTGTTATACATCTCAACTTTCTTCCAATCTTCGGAACATTGTAAAGAGAATGAGTTTCATCTTCTGATTTTCTAGTCATCCACCTATGGTCTTTAGTACACAAGACTTCTTTACCAGACTTCATTCCTAGCTTATAAACTTGGTCTTTCTTCGTAAATGTATTTTTCACCTTTGATTTTACTAACCTTCTCTTTTTTCCTTTATCCAGAGTAAATCCAACTACCTCATCCCCCACTTTAACTTCGGAAATTTTCTTCAAGCTCCAGTCAGACATCAAAATTGGAGTTTCTTCTGGAGTACACGAGAACTCGTATGGTCCCTTCTCCATCTTCAGCGTTTTTAAAATATCCCGTGTGAACTTCTGCGGGAACAATAACTGTAAGTTCTCCTCTGTTTCTAGGTTTCCACTGTATGCCTGCTGAACCATGACATCAAAGTTCCTCCACACCTGCTCTGGGTTAGTCTTGTCCATAATCCAACCATAGAGGTCGTTGTCTGACCAACGGGTACCAATGATGATGAGCTTACCATTAGGCTCTAACAAGTCCAAGGCATCCTTGTAAAACAAGATAGTCTTCTGGATTTGCTCCCTTGTGTTTATTAGTTCCCTGTTTACCACGTCATCCATGATTATCACGTCATAGTGCTGGGACACCAGGTTACCTCCGATACCGTAAGTTGTCACTGTCGCTTCCTTTCTGCCAAAAGACCTTCTCTTTCCTATACTAATCATGTTCTCTGCCCATCTGTCTGGGTTGGTTCCGTAGTCTCCGTAGTGGTCTTTAAACACTTCGTTCTCTTTTATGTGCTTCTTTATCTGCCCCAAGAAGGAAGTAGACATATCAAACGTAGCATTAGCAATTAAGATACGAACAGTGGGGTCTTGAGCTATCCTCATCAACGAGTAGCCCACGGTAACTAGGGTAGACTTCAGATGTCCACGAGGAACCAGAATTAACTTTTTGTTTGTGTTCTCGTTTGTAGTGAACTCACATAGTTCTTTGTGAAAGTCAGCTAGCGGCACGCTATCCTTGCCCCCCTCAACTTGGAGAATTTGCTTGTTAAACTCAAATAGGTTTGTCGTCAACTTCCTTGCCGTCAGTTCTTTCTTAACTGCTTCTAGCTCTACTATCTTCTGGATTAACTCTTCGTTGTTTTCTTCTTTCATGGCATTATAATACTTGAACCCTTACTCTCTACTAATCGTGCAGCCCGTTCTACAAAGTTATTAATAGCATTAGAATCATACTTCTCTTCACCAACTGCTTTAAACGCTGTTCGGTAAAGTTTCTTGTCCTTACTTCTTATCTCCATCACCACTCCGATGTCTGTCGGTGCCACCTTGTATGTCCACCCCATTGGCCACTCAATAACATTAAGCCCATCCAGTAGTAATTCACCAAGGAAACGAACATACCCTTTCTTATTTTTCTTCTTCTTCCCCAGTATCTCTCTCTTGAAACTTTCCTCGTTCAACAACTGCTTGTCCTGCTTAGCAAAAAGCTCCT